AAGGTCTTTGTAGTAAATACTTTGACCGTCTTCACCTTTGGCTCCACCGGCAACTGATCCTGTATATGTTTCCAATACAGTATTATTTGCTCCAGTAAACTCTCCATCTTCATCCACAACAACTACGTGGATCTCATCATAGTTTCCACCGTTTCTTTTGGCATGAGCTGAAGTGACAGGCTCACTATCGAAAGCATCTGAATATTCCCATCTTCGTGAATATGTGTTTGCTACTGCGGCTAATGCAAAAGGTTCTGATACTGTCATTAAGACGGCACTTGTAATTGCTGAAATTTTTCTCTCTTCACCGGTTCCTTCGAATTTAAAAAGATCACCTACTGTAAACTGAGTATCAAACTGAGTATTTGCATGACCAGTAATAGTCACTCCGTTTGCTGAGGCTCCTGCGGTCATCATCATTTGAGCTGCGGGTTCAGCATATGCTGATCTTTTCTTACGAACCATTGCTCCGGAACCAACATCTGCTGTCCAACCTTTTACGGCTAAAACTGTAGCGGATGTAACTGCAGTAACTACAACAGTATTACCATTAAGTGATAAACTTATAACATCACCTACTGTTAGTTCTGTAGTAAAGGCGGTTCCTGATCCGATTATAGTACTATTTGCAACAGTAAAAATTCCTGTTCCCGTTAAGGCAACATCTGTATTACTGTTAAGTGTTCCGTCTGCATTTGTATTTGCATGTGTGGCTTGACACATAGAAACTCTTAAACTGTTTCCAAGATCACCAGTATACTTTGCTACAAAAGCACCAAAATCATCAGACTGTGTTCCTCCCATGTCTGGGTCATAAGTATTTTCATACGTTTCATCATTATTGATGTAAACTGTATTTGCCGCGTCCATTGTCGCGTTCTTTGTATCAGATATATTAGGTGTACGAACCACTTTAAGATTTCCCGAATATGCGAGATAACTTGCAGCGGTGAAAAACGTTTTATACGTAGCTGCGTCTGGCTTACCAAAGCGACTAGCTAATTCAGACTCATTGCTAACTGTAGTACGCCAATATGATGGTCCCCACCTAAAAGGACCGGCGATTGCACCCTCTGTCATAGAAATTTCAGGAACAACAGTTGTTAAATCAATTTCTTTGGTTACAACGCCTGGACTAATTGTAAAAGGCATCTTATCTCTCCTATAAGTTAAGTTGAAAGATTATGGTTATTATTTCTTTATACCATATTACATTTATTTATCTTTTTACAGTTCTCTAAAATCATAAATATTAAGTGTTATCATAAATTTATAAAGGATATATGAATTACAAAGAAGCTTATAAATTAATAGACTGTAAAAAAGATAAAGAACGATTTCTTAAAAAGGTTGATCGTTCTGAAAAACATACAGAGTGTCATATCTGGCTCGCGTCAAAAAATAAAACAGGTCATGGAATGTTTTCTGTAATGGGTCAAACTATACCCGCTAGTAGATATGCATTCATGATGCATGGTAATTTTTCATCAATTTCTGGAATGAGAGGTGAATTATCACCTAGTGAAGTAGTAACTCAAACTTGCTTCAATCCATCCTGTGTAAATCCTAAACATCTTGAAGTATCAAACAAAAGAAGGGTAGGAAAAAGACTAACTATCCATCCAGATCAATTAGTTACTGGTTCTCTAAGTTTTCTAAACAGATTAAAAAAGGAAAGGCCGGATCTAACTAGTAAAATTGAAGATTTAATAACAGAAATAAACAATCCACCTACTGAAGTTAACTTTGCGGATATAGATCCATTTAATACCATACCTTCCTAGCTTCTTCTTCTACTGTCCATACTGTACCTTGATCATCTTTAAATGTGTCAGGTTCTTGTCCGTCATCTATAATTCCAAACGGCAACATATCTTGTTCTAGGGTTTCCATTTGCTCTTCCCACATTTTTTTTCTTATGTCCATGTTTGTCAACTCCTTAAAATATCTCTGTTGAACTAACCATCCAAATATTACTAAAGTCATTGCTAGATCATCATGAGCTCCCTCCTCTGCCTGATACGTATTGTTTGTTAAGGCAAAGGTTGTGAGTTCTCTAATCGTTTCAAAATCACATATAATTAATTGTTCTTGTTCTATCAAATCTTTTAGGGTAGCACATCCAATTCTTTTAATTTGTTTACTCGTTCTCAATCCCAGCTGAATGTTCTTTGCGAATCCACCACCTATTTGTTGTCCTGCTCTTCCCCTCATTGTAATGATCATGATATTTTCATATTCTAAATCATAGTGAAGTGTATCAGCTACTTGACTTCCAATATCATTTACCTCAACTAATACATGTGCACAGTTATACTTATTCCCAACATTGTAAATTACATTCGGATATAACATAGGAGAAATGGTATTATCTCTATATTTTGCTACCTGTTTGTAGGGCATTTCAGAAACATCAAATATATTAAACGCGGAATAATCTACACCTTTTCCCTGTGCAGTATCAGCAATAAGGGCATACGTGTGATTTTTCTTTGGGTGTTCATACACATCTAGATTGTTATTACTATGAATTGGATTCTTAAAAACCATCGTTCTGAGTTTCGATGGAGCAATTAGAGTATACGTTGATCCCACAAATTCACATTCAAACTCTTGAGTAAATTGTACTTCAGAGGTATTACGTATTGTTTCTTCTTTCCATCTACCATCTCTGCCTGGCATCTCTGACCAATGTACCTCAATCGGTACATAGTCGTTTCTTTTTTCTTCTGCATCTACCCACATTTTGTAGAACATGTTGAGTCCAAGTGGAGTTGAAACGATTAGAACTTTAGTAGATTCACCAGCGGAAATAGTAGGATAGACAGAAGTAAAGAATTGTTCTGCTATGTTTTGTGGTACGTGTGCAAACTCATCAAGAAAAATAATGTTGAAAGAACTACCACGAACAGCAGAACTAGAAGTAGCCGCCGCTATAACTTTCGATCCATTTTCAATTTCGATATTTCCTTTGTTCCATACAACCGCACCTTGCTGTAACCACTTAGGTAAATGTTCGTATGCAAGTTGTAGTCTTGAAAGTAGTTCTCTTGCTACTGCTCCTTTGTTGGCGAGAACAGCAACGTTAACACTTTCATTGAACAGAATGTAATGAAGAAGAAATGCGATGATGGTGGTTGACTTGCCCGTTTGTCTAGGCATCTTACAGATCACAAAACGATTATCATTGAACTTGTGTATCATATCTTTTTGATACTCATACATATCAAACGGCACCAATCCGTGGTCTACATGGATAATTTTGACAAAATTCTCTATGAAGTATTCAGGATCTTCCTTACATTTCATATATTCTGTAAGTGTTTCCTCCGTCCACTCTATTTTCTGTCCAACATTTTTTAAATTTGGATTTCCTAAATAGGTTTCACTCGCCACGTTTTGCCTTTAAGAGTTTTTGTAGTTCTGCTGTAGATCCTACAAAGACTGCATTATTAACATTAACTCCACCACTTTTTTCTATACTTAGTTCTTTTTTAGTTTTATGTAGGGACATTAATTCTTTATTTGCGTCTAATCCAGATTTGATTAACTGACCGACCACCTCAAAAGCACGGGGATGTTCTGATTGTTTAGCAATCTCTAACATCTCTTCTACTGCGTCTTGATTTCTTTCGATTAAATTGTAGTAATTTTCACGGGCATAATTATAATCAATGTCATCATCCTTACCATCAGTTTTCGGTAAAATTCTTGAACTAGGTTCCGGTTTTATTTCCGGAGTTGGAACTAAACTTGTAATTTCTAATATTTCATCTATACGATCATCTACTGTCATTTTTCCTCATTGTTTTTCATGCTCATACCAAATTTGACCCCTTTCTTCTATACATTCAGAGGTTAATGGTTTAATAATATTATGTATTTCTATAGGAGGCCTATCTAAAAATGTTCTAGGTTCATATTTAGCTCTAATCTTATCACATATACAAAAACATTGTCTTGATACATCTTCTTCTTTTAATGTTTTTTTAGTTCTTTTATATTTTGTATTACCTAGAAAGTAAATAGTTTCATAACAAGATTTAAATAACAATAAAATATCTTCGGTTTTATATGTATCTCTTTTAACTATGGTATCGTGTATTATTGCTTCAGTACGTGGTTGCGCATAACTTAAGGTACTAACAAAAATTATACAAATTGCTAAAAGAATACGGGACAACATTCTACAGATTCACATCTAATCCGGTTGTCAAATTCGTATCAATATTGTCATTAAAATATTCAAAGGTTTCTGTATAGCCAAAGTCGTCATTTGCAGTAACATCTCCTGGCTTTGGGGCCATTGTTAATCGTGATTTAATTCCTGAAGCGGCCACTTCTGCTGAACTATCTTCTGTTATGAACTTCATTATTCCTGTTGCGTCTGGAGAATTTGCATCTGCATTTAAAAGTAAATAATTAGTAGAAAAATCTGTACTATCTTCTAAGATAATATACTCTGGCAGCGGTGTCTCATTTCCTCCTGGCATTCTGAGATTCACTATCACCGATTTCGTAACTGACCCAGACTTAACATCTGGATAAATATATCCTTTTAGTTGAAAAGTAAATGACCATATAATTTCCCTTCTCGCAGTAAAATCTCCCTCATAAGAATCTTCAACTGTAGTGCCATTTAGTATTATAGAAACATCCGGTTTTATGTTCATAGATGGAACTAAATTCACACTAACTGTAAATTCTGGAGTAAAGAAAGGAACGATCTGTTCAAATATTTGTGCGCCATCTTCTGAACTGTCTACCATTGCGGTCAAGGCAAAATCAAAATTGTAAGGTACAGGATTATATTGTTTCATGAGTGTAGTTGAAGATGTTGCATTATTCGCCGCATAAACTTGACCCATTGTATTTAATTTTCTAGTTCCATCATAAGCAATTCCGTTCATAACAAAACCCATTCTTGGAAGGCTTACTGCAACACCCCCATCAGCCTGAACTGCTCTTGTCCGGAGAATCAATTTATCTTTGGCCTCGTATGCAATAGGAACTTTGATCTGTTCTGTTATAACACCAGCAGAATTTCTCCTTTGAATGTTTATATCATTGAAAAGAGTTCCAAAA